GACTCCAGACCCTGTAGTTAAAGCTGCTATGCAATTATATTTAGAAAGAAGTTCTACTGTAACTTCAACAATGCTTGATGACGCTAAACAAGCTGTATCAAAAATATCTACATTTATTAGATCTGTCAATTTATTAGAAAGGGATAAGAATGATAAGCCCATACATAGTGCTAAAGGTGTGGCTGCTGTAATTAAGGATATGTCAGGTATTATAGAAGGTATTGCTGCACTTGAAGCTAAAGTTAAAAGAGAGCAAGATGAAGAGTCTACAATGAAAGGTAATAGGAAGAAGTCAATATTTGAGGATGGAATATAGATTTAACAAATACCAAACCCAAATAACTGAAGAATTCTTAGCTGACTTACATAAGGAAGTTAAGGCTGACTTAATAGATTCTGTTGAGCATATAACCTTCATTAAGAACATGTCATCTCCAGATAGGAAGTATGCACATGAACTAGAGGTTAATGGTCACGGTAGAATTGAAGTTGATTTAACTAATCCTCATATACTTGAGGATATGGATTACTTTAGACCTGCAGCTCTGCATTATCAGAAGCATGGAGTATATACTCATATATTCCCAAGCAAAGCTCCTAATGGTCCATATAAGAAGTTTTGGGCAGAGGAAGCTAGGAGATGTAGAGATGGTTATACCAGATTAAGTGATGGTGAATGGGTATCGGGATATTATTATTTTTATCTTAATTATTCCCCTATTCAGAAAGTATTAACTAAAGAGGGTAGTAAGAGGGCTGATAGGGTTCAAGATTTCCCGAATGTTTATGATGGGGATTACTTATTCTTTCACTACTTAGAAAAAGCTAGAGAGGATGGTAAGCATACAGCAACTCTTAAGAAAAGGGGTTCTGGATTCTCATTTAAAGGTGGTAGTAAATTAGCTCGTAACTTTATAGTTGGAGAGTCTTTAATGGCTACTAGTAATGTTAAGTCTTATGCTATTGCTGATGAGAAGGAGTTCCTTACAAAGGATGGTGTACTCAATAAGTTTATTGATATTGCAGATTTCTTATCTGAAGCTACTCCTTTCCCTGGATTTAGAGAGCTTAAAAACTCCTGGCAGGATATGCACTGGAAGATGGGGTACAAAGATAAAGTACTCTTAATTGAAAAAGGTGTTAAAAATGAAGTATTTGGTGTAACCTTAAAGAATGACCCTGAGAAAGCAAGGGGGAAAAGGGGAGCACTTATTGAATGGGAGGAGGCTGGAAAGTTTAACTCATTCCTTAGAGCCTGGCAAATTGCTAGACCTTCAGTAGAGGAGGATGGATTTGCCTTTGGATTGATGAATGCTTATGGTACTGGTGGTACGGAAGGAGCTGATTTCTTTGGACTACAGGAGATATTCTATAATCCTATTGGTTATAATATCTACAGTTTACCTAATGTATATGATAAGAATGTAGGAGAGGGCAACAGATGCTCATTCTTCTTTGGTACTTACATGAATGCAAACGGATACTATGATAAGGACGGTAACTCTGATGTAATTGGAGCTATAACCTACAGACTTAAAGAAAAGGTGTCTGTTAAGTATAACACTTCTGATCCTAATGCTGTTGTGCAGTATATGGCTGAGAATCCTATTACTCCTCAAGATGCAATTATGAGAACAGAAGGGTCTAGGTTTCCTATTATGGAGCTTAAGAACCACTTAGCTGACATAATGCCTAGCTTAGATACATTTGTATCATCCCACTTTATTGGTGAGCTTAAACACGGCTCTAAAGGAGAATTAGAACTTGACATGATGGGAGCATATAATCCTGTCAGAAAGTTCCCTTTAACTGATAATAAAAATAAGGAGGGATGTCTTGAGATATTTGAGAAGCCTATCACTAGAGCTGATGGCACAATACCTAGAGGGAGGTATATAGCAGGATGTGATCCTTATGATGATGATGAGTCTGGGACTAATTCATTAGGTTCTTTATTTGTGATGGATGTGATTACAGATAGAATAGTAGCTGAATATACTGGTAGACCTAGAACTGCAAAAGAGTTCTATAAGAATATTCATAATATTCTCAAGTATTATAATGCCATGTGTAACTATGAGAATGATAAGAAAGGTTTATTTGCTTATATGGAGAACAATGGTGGATTACACTATTTAGCTGAGAATCCTCAAATCCTTAAGGATATGGAAGTTATGAAGCCTAATTATTATGGTAATAAAGCTAAAGGTACAAACTCTGGTAAACAAGTCAATAGATTTGGTAGGAGCTTATTAGCTGATTGGATGCTTGATACTGTTCAGATACCTACAGAAGAAGAGGATGTAGACGGTAATCCTATAATTAAAGAGTTACCTAAGTTATATCAGATAAGAAGTGTAGGATTAATTAATGAAGCTATTGCCTGGAATCCAGAAGGAAACTTTGATAGAATCTCTGCTATGGGTATGTTAATGATACTAAGAGAAGATAGGGCTAAGATAGAGGTTAATACAGCTAAAGTTAAAGCCAATAAAATAACCAATCATAAATTCTGGGATAGTCACTTTAATAACTCAAGTGGTAAAAGACACTTTTAGCTATAGCACGCATCAATAAAATTAAAATAACACTATTAAAACTTTGCTTATGTTACGAATAAATGTAATATTTGTATATTAAAATATATCTTAATGTCATATACCCCATTTCCTTCTCAGAAAAAACCAATTGGTAGTAAGAATACTAAGTGGAGAGAAAATTGTATTGACGGAGCTGAAAGCATTGCAATATTCAATGATGAAGGTCTTCGTAAATCTTATAGAACTAAGAAAATAAACTATAATCTTTACGCAGATATCCTTGATGATGACGATGTTAAAAAGATTGTTGATCCGTTAGGGTTAGATAATACTTACACTCCTGCTAAAATGCAGAACTATCCTATTATAAATCCAAAGGTTGATTTACTATGGGGTGAGGAAACTAAGAAGAAGTTTGAATGGAGGCTTAGGACTATTAATGATGACGCTATATCTGAGAAAGAAAAGGACTTAAATGACCAATTATCCCAGATACTAGTTGAGCAGATACAAGCTGAAGCTGTAGATGAGGAGGATTTACAGAAGAAGTTAGCTGAATTTGACAAATATAAGAAATATACATACCAGGATAAGCGTGAGCTTATGGGTACCTGGATAATGAAACACCTGTGGGAAGAGCAGGATATGAAAATGAAATTAGATAAGGGATTTAAAGATGCCCTTATTGCAGGAGAAGAAGTTTACCAGTGGGATATTATAGGCGGTCAGCCTGTTTTACTTAAACATAACCCATTAAATGTACATACAGTTAGAAGTGGTGATTCACCATATATAGAGGATGCAGAGATAATTGTTATTGATAGCTATTTCCCACCTGGTAAAATATTAGATGAGTATAATGAATACTTAACTGATAAAGAAATTGATGAGATTGAACGCAGGTCTTTACACAGTTCAGGTGGAGGAGGTTCAGATACTCCTCAAATGACTACTGATAGAACTGATATATTAGAAACTACTGTTGATTCAGCAATATTTGAGTCTGGTACTAGAGAATATGCATCACCTTATGATTCTAATGGTAACGTAAGAGTACTTAAAGTTTACTGGAAATCAATGAGAAAGATGATTAAGGTAACTTATTATGATGCTCAAGGAGACCAGCAAGAAGAATTAATGCCTGAAGGGTATAAAATTGATAAGGATGCTGGTGAAGAAGGTAAGACTTTATGGATTAGCGAATGGTGGGAAGGTCACAAGATAGCTTCTGGATATTCATCTAATGATGGTATTTATGTTAAGATGCAACCTAGACCTGTTCAATTTAGAAGAACTGAGAATCCATCTATATGTCATCCAGGTATCATTGGTACTGTGTACAATACCAACGATAATATTGCTGTATCATTATATGATAGAATGAAGCCTTATCAGTATATGTATAATGCTTTAATGTATAATGTTGAATTAGCTATCTCTACCAATTGGGGTAAGATAATGAAGCTTGATGTATCTCAAATCCCTGATGGATGGGAGGTTGACAAGTGGATTAGTTATGCTAAGTTCTTAAAGATTGCTCCAGTTGACCCATTTAAAGAGGGTCAGAAAGGTGCGGCATTAGGTAAGTTGGCAGGAAACATGCAATCTAGTAACTCTAACCCAGTTATAGATATGACTCAAGGTAATACAATACAGTTGTATATATCTATGATGGAGCATATTAAGCAAGAAGTTGGTGAAATTGTAGGTATATCTAAAGCTAGAGAAGGTCAGATTTCAGCTAGTTCTACTTCAGGTAATGTACAAAGAGAAGTTATACAGTCATCTCATCAAACAGAATACTGGTTTGCTGAACACTCCGATGTTAAGAAGAGAGTATTAGCTGCAGGATTAGAAACTGCTAAGTTAGCTTGGGCTGATTCTGGTAATAGAAAGCTTCAATTTGTTAGTGATGATATGATCACTAATATGATTAATATTGATACTGAGGATTTACAAGGTATTGATATGGACTTACACGTTAGTAACTCTAGAGGTGATGAGGAGCTTATGGATAATATGAAGTCACTTGCTCACGCAATGGTTCAGAATGATAAAGCTTCTATGACAACTTTAATTGATATCTTCACATCTGATGCGGTATCTTCAGTTAGAAGAAAGATAGAACAAGCTGAAGAGAACCAACTTAAGAGGGAGCAGGATAATAATGACCAAGCTGAGAGAATGCAGAATGCTAAACTTGAAGCTGAAGCTAAAGAGAAAGAACTTGAAAGAGCTCACGATATGGCTTTAGAAGATAAGAAAGGTCAGAATGCCATAACTCTAGAGAGTCTTAAAGCTCAACTTAAAGGTATAGAAAGAGGAGTTGATTTTGATAATGATGGTGTTAGAGATGAAGTTGAAGTTCATAAGACATTATTACAGAATGAAGCTAATGCTATTGAGTCTGATAAGCAGAGAGATCATGAGGTTAAAGAGGCTGAGAAAGAAAGAGCAGCTAAGAAAGAGTTAGAATATATAAAAAATAAAGGTAAAAATAAAACAAATTAGATTTTAGCTATAGGCTATCTTATAAATACTGAAGATAGCTATAGCAAAAGTTGGATTTATCAATAATAATTACGTAAAATTGTAAAAGTAT